TTCTTGGTGTAAATATTAATGTCCAAGGTGCTGTTGCTATATGAAATAGATTAGGATTTGGTTGATATTTTTCTCCTACGTCTCCATCAAAATCTACTTTATTTCCTTCAGCAAATGAATATAGTTCAGCACTTCGTTCTTTGTTTGGTCCTAATACGTGTGCCTTATAGGGAAACGCATTTTGTTTTGATGTTGCTAATGGATAACCTATTCTTAATATCTCCTCAATTTCTGATTTAGTGGGTATGTCTTCTACGTTTGTTTTGTAATGAACAACATGTGCTCTCTTATTCAGTGCCTTTGTTATATTACTCATTATTATTCTCCTCTATAAATTTAAACATTGTTTCAAAAGGTACGTCAGTATCTAATTTTCTTAATTCTTCAGTTAGTGTTTGCCATTTGTATAAAGTTGCTTTACCTATTGTTTGAATAAGAGCTGGAGTAAATGGTATAAAAGGATAGTCTTTCCAAGACTCAAACTTGCCAGGAAAACAAACATTGTACGAAGTATCCCAACCTCTATCTAAAACTGCCCCTGTTATTGTTTTTGCCAACATACCTATTTCTATACCACAAGCTTGTCTATTATCTTTATTAACAAAACGAGCGTCATCTAACTCCCAATAAGAATGTGACTCATCAAAGAATCTTTTGTGAAATTTATTTGGTAGAGCTTTTCTTGGTGTAAATATTAATGTCCAAGGTGCTGAACGAAGATGATATAACCCAGGATTTTTTCTGTACTTTTCTTCTGCTAGACCTTTGAACGTAGTATCTGTTTCAATTTTATTTCCTTCACACATTTGCCATAAATTATTACTACGTTTTTCATTTGGTCCTAAGACAAAAACTTGATAAGGATATCCTTTTTGTTTTGATGTTATTAAATTAAGTGCAACTTTAAGTATTTCTTTTACTTCTTCTAAAGTTGGTATTACCTCTGTATCGTAATCAACAACATGTGCTCTTCTTTTTAAAGAATCTTCTATCATGCTAATAACCTCGCATATTTTTTCATAGGGAAATGACCTTTTGGTTGTTGCCATTCTGTACAAGTTACACAATAACTTTCGTATTTAAATAGTTGAAAGTTCATCATCTTATCCACATTTTCTTGTGTTAGATCAAAAGTCTTGGATAGTTCAGTATTGTTAGCAAACTTTTTACTACAATGTACAATATGTCTTTTCTCAAAATCTATAACTGGTACCATAGGAAAAGAAGCACACATCTTACGATCAATCTCGGCTGCTTGTATTACATCTGTAAATAGTTTTGATCTACCATTGAAAGCTTTCCACATAGTATTCTTGTGATCTAGTTTTTTTACTATTTCAGGATACAAGTGATTGAAGGCATAATAGTTTGGTGTCTTTACAACTACATTATG